GAACGCAAGCGAAGTGAGAAACTGGCACAAGAGAGGAAAGCCTCTTACGCTGTTCCAGAGTAATCATTTCAAACGGGTAAGTACTGAGTGATCAGTATTCACATTTCATAGTCCTATAATCTCAAGAGAGACAGGAGAATAATAGTATGGCATTTATTGAAGAAGAATCGTTTGATCCCACATTGGATACGATTGATGATAGTGAACAACCTCAACAAGAGAGTCCTGAACAGGAACAACCTCAACAAGAGAGTGTAGTAGAGAAAGTATTTCCTGATAAATACAAAGACAAGTCCTTAGAGGATATTGTTAAGATGCACCAAGAAGCTGAAAAGATGATTGGGAGGCAAGCGCAGGAAGTACATGAAGTACGTTCATTAGCGGATCAGTTACTCAAACGGCAACTCGAAACTGATAAAGCACCAACTGTTGAAAGTGCGCCCGAAGTTGATTTCTTTGAGAACCCTCAAGATTCAATTAAACGTGCAATCGAGAATAATCCCGCAGTACTGGAAGCTAAACAAGCTAATCTGGAACTTAAGCGTATGAAGACAGCCCAACAATTGGCTGCTAAACATCCTGACTTTCAAACTGTGTCTAACGATACTGGTTTCCAAGATTGGGTTAAGGCAAGTCCTATTCGGCTGAGTTTGTATGCTAAAGCAGATGCAGAGTTTGATTTCAGTTCAGCAGATGAACTCTTGAGCACTTATAAAGAACTTAAGCAAGTTCGCAACAACAACGTACAAGAAACTGGTAAACGACAACAAGCACAAGCTCTAAAGGCCGCTGGTGTTGATACAGGTGGTTCTGGCGAAGTTGCAAAGAAAGTATATCGTCGTGCGGATTTAATCCGTCTTAAGATGACCGATCCAGATCGTTATGAGCTGCTACAACCCGAAATCATGGCAGCTTATTCACAGGGTCGAGTTAAGTAATCATTCATTTTTTTCTGAAATTATAGGAGTATTCAAATGCCATTAGGTACAAATAACGTTACAGTCACCACCGCAGCAACCTTCATCCCTGAAGTATGGAGCGACGAGATTGTAGCAGCATATAAAAAATCCCTCGTCATGGCCAATTTGGTCAAGAAGATGAGCTTCAAGGGCAAGAAAGGCGACACAGTTCGCATTCCAGTCCCTGCCCGTGGTGACGCTTCAGCTAAGACTGCTGGCAACCAAGTCACTCTGATTGCCGCCACTGAAGGCGACATTGTAGTGTCCATCAACAACCACTTCGAATACAGCCGCTTGATCGAAGACATCGTTGAAGCCCAAGCTCTGTCGAGCCTGCGTAGCTTCTACACCGATGACGCAGGTTTCGCTCTGGGCAAGAAGGTTGACACTTCCTTGATCCAGTTGGGCCGTGCAGCTCGTGGTGGTTCTTCTGCCAACGCTCAGTACTCCGGTGGTATCATCGGTTCTACAGGCGCTGCCTACACCTACGCTACGTCTAACGCTGCCAACATTGCTGATGCCGGTATCCGTACCGCTATCCAGTTGTTGGATGACCAAGACGTACCTATGGACGGTCGTTCGTTGGTGGTTCCTCCTGTTGCTCGTAACAGCATGTTGGGTATCGCTCGTTTCACCGAACAAGCCTTCAAAGGCACAGGTTCTACCCTGATCAACGGTGAGTTCGGCGACATCTACGGCGTTAAAGTGTATGTGTCTACCAACTGCGATACTGCTGCTGGTAACAGCACTACTGACCGTGCAGCCTTGATGTTCCATCGTGATTGGGCTGTCTTGGTTGAGCAGATCGGTGTCCGTGCTCAGACTCAGTACAAACAAGAATACCTTGGTAACTTGTTCACTGCTGACACTCTGTACGGTGTGTCCGAACTGCGTGACTACAGCGCAGTGCCAATCATCGTTGACGCTTCTGCGGCTTAATTGATTGAGGAGGCCCCTTCGGGGGTCTCTTTTCTTTACTACTTATACTTATTGAGTAATAAATAAAGGAGAATATATGGTACGTTTTCAAATGAAACATAGCACTAGACCTCAGACTATTGCAGAAGTTAAGAGTGCAGTAGACATTCAAAGTTTTAGATCAAATCCTGAATGGTATGAGATAATTGAAGAGCCTGTTTCTTCTGTCCTTGTCGAAGTTTCCAAACCAACTAAACGTGTTACTAAATTTAAAGGTGAACAATATGTACAGTCCTAAAAAGCCTATGCCTGAGCGTGGTGAGCGCACCAAGAAGAATAAAGACAAGAAGAAATCAAAATGACACGTGCTGTCTCAGTAGGTCTTAACCTCACATCAGCTACGGCAACAACTGTTTATACAGTTCCTGTTGGTTATTTTGCTAAGTGGAGCTTGATGTATCTGTTTAATAACTCAGGCTCTACCAAGAGTATTTCTGTATATTGGAGAGATTCCAGTACCTCTACTAACATTTATGTTCAGAATGGAACAATAGCTAACGGCTCATTTGTTCGTATGGATGGGGGAGCATATGTAGTTATGGAAGAAGGGGATACAGTGGTTATGCAGGATGAAGCAGGAAGCACATTTAGCACTATCTGTACCTTTGAATTGTTTAAGAAAGAAGGAATTTAATATATGGCTTTGCCTACATACTTAGAGCTTGTCAATGATATTCTCATTCGCTTGCGTGAACCTACTGTTGCAACTGTACAAGAGAACGTCTTATCCAAACTTGTAGGCAAGCTGGTTAATGACTCCAAAAGACAGGTAGAAGACTCTTACGCTTGGAATGCTTTGTCAAGCACCAAGACTTTAAACACTGTCTCAGGTACGAATCTATATTCTTTAACTGGTATTGGTACTCGCTTTAAAGTTTCTGAAGTGCAAGATATTACCAATAAATATCCGTTGATTCTTCAGTCTACATTAGCCATGTCTCAGTATCTGTTAAACGATACTAATCCAGCTAAACCCATGTATTACAACTTTAACGGTGTGGACAGCAACGGAGACACCAAGGTTGAGTTCTACCCTATCCCTGATGCTGTTATCACAGTCTACTTTAATATCACCTTACCCCAAGCTGAATTATCCTTGGATTCAGATGTGATGTATGCTCCCAAAGAGCCTGTGGTGTTAGGAGCCTTTGCTCGTGCCTTGGTTGAACGTGGTGAAGATAATGGATTGAATAGTTCAGAAGCATACGGATTGTTTAAGGCTTCCTTGGCTGATGCTATCGCTATCGAGAGTTCACGGTATGTTGAGGAAGAGACTTGGGAGGCTGTGTAAGCCATGAGTCAACAAATACAAACCTTCAGCATCACTGCTCCGGGCTTCTACGGACTCAATACTCAAGATAGCTCATTAGACTTAGCCTCTGGATTCGCTTTAACGGCTGTTAACTGCGTTATTGACCAGTATGGTAGGGTAGGGGCTAGGAAAGGCTGGACAACCCTTCACAGCTCCAATGCAGACCTTGGATCAGCTAACGTAGAAGCTATTGGACAACTGGTTACAGATGATGGTTCTGAATACACCATTGCAGCAGGTAACAATAAACTGTTTAAGCTGGTAGGCAGTACATTAACTATGTTGACCTACGGAGGTGGAGGAACTGCTCCTACGATCTCTGCAAGCAACTGGCAGATAGCTGCTCTGAATGAATGCTTATACTTCTTCCAAGCAGGACATGATCCTTTAGTGTTTGATCCTGCTGCGAGTACTACAACGTATTGTAGAGTGTCTGAGAAGACAGGCTATGTAGGTACAGTTCCTAGTGGTAACATTGTCTTGTCTGCTTATGGACGTTTATGGGTAGCAGATTTAGCAGCAGAGAAAGCTGTACTGTATTGGTCAGATATTCTTTCTGGACATAAATGGTCAGCAGGCTCTACAGGTTCTATTGATGTATCTTCTGTGTGGCCTAATGGTGCAGATAACATCACTGGATTAGCCTCTCACAATGGATTCTTATTCATCTTTGGTAAGAACAATATCTTGGTGTACTCAGGTGCTCAGGATGTACTGTCAGCAGGCGTGTTTAAGATTACAGACTCACTGACAGGTATTGGATGTATCGCTAGAGACACCATCCAGAACACGGGATCAGATATTATCTTCTTGTCAGATACAGGTGTTCGTAGTGTCCTTAGAACCATCCAAGAGAAGTCAGCACCTTTCCGTGACTTGTCTAAGAATGTACGTAATGATTTAATGAGTTCAATATCGGGGGAAGTTAATAGTACCCTCAAATCTGTTTACAGTCCTTTTGAGTCCTTCTATTTGCTTACCTTACCTAGTCTAAAGACTGTGTATTGTTTTGACATGAAGGCAACATTGCAGGATGGCTCTGCTAGGGTAACAGTCTGGGATAGTATCGAACCTAAGAGTTTCTGCTATCTTCGAGATAAAAGCCTACTGATAGGTAAGGCTGGTTATGTAGGTAAATACACAGAGTATCAGGACAATGGTTCTTCTTACCGCTTTCAATACTTTACCAACCACACTGACTTAGGTGCTCCTTCGGTAACTTCTGTACTTAAGAAACTGTCTGTTGTTGTTATTGGTGGCTCAAATCAGTATCTAACAATGAAGTGGGGATATGATTTTAAAGAGAACTATGCTTCACAAAACGTCAGTATTCCAACTCAAGGTATTTCAGAATATGGAGTAGCTGAATATAATACTTCTGGTGCTGCATATTCTGATGGTGTAACTTTACAAACACTGGTAGCATATCCTACAGGAGCCGGTAAGGTTATTCAAACAGGGTATGAATCAGACATTAATGGTGCTGCTTTGAGCATTCAAAAGATAGAAATCCTAGCTAAAAATGGAAAGATTGTATAATGAGCAATTACGTAAAATCAACTAACTTTGCCAGTAAAGATTCTCTGGCCTCTGGCAATCCTTTAAAGATTGTCAAAGGTACTGAGATTGATACTGAGTTCAATAACATTGCAACTGCTGTAACGACTAAGGTAGATACTTCTGGTGCTTTGGGAACCCCTACCAGTGGCGTACTGACAAACGTTACAGGGCTGCCTCTGACTACAGGTGTTACAGGTGTTTTGCCTGTTGCTAACGGCGGCACTAACGCCACAACAGCATCCGCTGCTCGTACAAGTCTTGATGTTCCTTCTAACACAGGGACAGGCGCAAGTGGTACTTGGGGGATCAGCATCACAGGCAACGCAGCTACTGCCACCACCGCAACTACCGCAACCACGGCAACCAGTGCCAATGCGTTGGGTTTCTTGATTACAGGGGCAAACACTAAAGAATTAGCTAACTACTCTGTTTTGACTGTCTCCGCTGCCGATACCTATGATACGTTTTTTGGGAATGGTTACGCTTCACTAGCCGCTGTAGGTTCAACTACTTCGTATGTAGCAGTGCAACGATATACCATTGCTCTGTATACAGGAAGTATTAGATTTAAAGCCTCCCATACTGCTGCTTATTTCACCGACGAGTTCGGGAATACCTACACTACAGGCTATTTAGCTGTGTACAAGAATGGTTCTTTAGTGCAGGAATATACGAATAGCAACACTAATACTACCCCTATAGCACGTACCAATGACATCAGTGTTGTTCCGGGTGATGTTATTGAATGGAGAATGAAATCGGGTCTTAATGGATATGTTACTTATCTTTCTGCTCTTTCGGCAACAGCCTCCAATGCCTATAAAGTACGTGACCTGTATGTCGCACAGGTTTAACCAATGATCCGACTAACAAATTAAATAACTCAGGAACTTTTAAATATGTTACCAGCACTTATTGGTGGAGGCTTGAGCCTCTTAGGTGGATTATTAGGGGGCAGTTCTGCAAAGAAAGCAGCAGCAGCCCAATCAGCAGCAACAATTGAAGCAGCTCGTATCGCTGCCGATGCACAGAGGTTTCGTCCAGTAGGTGTTACTACTCGATTTGGTTCTTCTAATTTCCAGACCGATGATAAAGGTAATGTCATCGGCGCAGGCTACACAGTGGCTCCTGAAGTTGCAGCTATGCGTGATCGCTTGCTGTCTCAGGCAGGAGGTCAAGGCTTCCAAACAGCAGAGCAGGCTCAGGCAGCTCAAGAGCAGTTATTCGGTCTTGGTCAACAGTACCTTGCTCAGTCTCCAGAAGCTGCTGCACAGCAATGGATGCAGTCTCAGCAGGCTCTCTTGCAGCCCGGTCGTGAGCAAGCAGCCGCAGGCTTAACACAGAATCTGTTTAATACAGGTCGTGGTGGCTTGGCAGTGGCTCAAGGAGGCATGATGGGCGCTGCTAACCCTGAACAACAAGCTCTCCTGAATTCTCAGGCTATGCAGGACTTACAGTTGGCTGCACAGGCACAAGAGCAAGGCAGAGCACAGACTCAGTTCGGTGCAGGCTTATTCGGCACAGGCTTGGAGCTTGGCTCTGCTGGATACAATCCTCTGAAGACTCAGTTTGGCCTTGCACAGAGCTTGGAAGCTGCTGGTCAGTCTCCACTGGACATTGGTGCTCAGTTAGGCGGACGTTCTGCTCAGGCAGGCGCTAACGTAGGACAAACACTCTTGCGTGGTGGTCTCTCTGCTGCTGAGTCTATGGGAGC